AGTTTTGGGGAGGGGTGACCCTCCCCATCTTCAATAGAGATGCCAATGGAACAACTACAACGATTTCAGGACATATTCAGGGGTCTGGATATTGCCTATGGGACATACGTAATTAAAGCGGAAAGAGGCGATGGAAAGCAAGCAGGTAAGGCAACAGTTGTTAGAAAACCCCCAACAGATGATCTATGGCAAAAGCACCTTGAAGGCGTTGACCCGAGTTTGGGAATTATTCCAATCCGGGCGGATAACTCCTGCATCTGGGGGTGTATTGATATTGACCAGTATCCTTTGGACCACAAAGGCCTAGTCGAAAAAATTGCGCAGTTGAAACTGCCGTTGGTTGTTTGTCGCAGCAAATCTGGAGGCGCACATGTTTTTCTCTTTACAAAAGAACCGGCCCCAGCCCGGGATTTTCAACAGTACCTCAAGGATGCGGCAGCACTGCTCGGCGAAGCTGGCCGAGAGATTTTTCCTAAGCAGGCCGAAATCCTTGTTGATCGAGGAGACACCGGAAACTTCCTCAACCTCCCGTACTTTGGGGGTGACGCGGGAACAAGGTATGCATTCAATGACGACGGTACGGCAGCCACGTTGGAAGAGTTCTTTGTTCTATACGAAAAAAACGTCCAAGGCCTCCCGCTTAATTTTCCTGAACCGCCTAAGCAAGCGGAGAGTCCCATCAAAGATGGCCCACCTTGTTTACAGGCTCTATGCGCACAGGGCTTCCCAGAGGGGACGCGCAATAATGGACTATTCAACATTGGAATCTATCTTAAGAGGGCCGCGCCCGGAGCTTGGGAAGACAAGCTGGTGGAGTACAACATTAAGCATGTGGCTCCCCCTCTCCCGAACAACGAAGTGCAGGTCATCGTTAAACAGGTCGGCAAGAAAGAATATCAGTACAAGTGTAAAGATGCGCCCCTCAATAGCTTCTGCAATTCGGGCCTATGTAGATCGCGCAAATATGGCATCGGAGGAAACGGTCCTGATGCGCCTCAGATAGCCTCGCTGTCCAAGTACGCATCTGATCCACCATTGTGGTTTTTGGATGTCAACGGCAAGCGCGTGGAGCTTGAAACAGATAGCCTGTTCACACAAGCTGCATTTCAAAAAGCATGCGTTGAAAAACTCAATGTTCTGCCGCCTACCTTGCGCAAGCAGGACTGGGAGAACATGCTCAATGCGCTGCTCAAAGAGATGGTGGAGACAGAACAGATCGCCGAGGCCAGTGAAGATACCAGTCTGGTTGGCCGCTTCATGGACTTGCTTGAAGAGTTCACCACCCACATGCAGCAAGCAATGGACAGGGATGAAGTTTTGATGGGCCGACCATGGCGCGATGACGATGAGGCCAAGACGTACTTCAGGATGAAAGACCTTGACAACCATTTGAAGCGCAACAACTTCATGGGCATGACCGCGCCTAAGATGGCACAACGATTGCGCGACATTGGCGGTGAGCCGATATCGTTGCTACTCAAAGGCCGCGCTACCCGTTGCTGGCGCATACCCAGCTTTGGCAAACAGGAAGCACCATTCGATACCCAAACCAAACGCACCGAGGGGAGCCCGTTTTGACTCTAAAAATTAATGGATATGACGAAGCAGTCATCGGCCCTGCATACGTGTGGGACAGCAGTGGCACCCAGTCTTTAACGCTGGTCTACGACGCGGAGATCATCCGCGACATCTTGATGGCCAGAGACGGCATGGATTTCGGGGAAGCCCGGGAGTACATTGAATACAACATCGAGGGCGCTTACGTTGGCCCGACAACTCCCATACTTGTCTGGAAGCATGATGAGTACTACGGGGAAATGGATGACTGATATCCACAAAATCTTTGGCCCGCCGGGCTGCGGCAAGACAACCTACCTGCTTAACGTGGTGGACAAGGAATTGGGGGCTGGGGTTTCCTCAGCAAGGATTGGCTACTTTTCTTTCACCAGAAAGGCTGCCAACGAAGCACGGGACCGAGCGATCGCCAAGTTCCCACAGCTCAATGCCAAGACCGACTTCCCCTATTTCCGGACGTTACACAGCCTTGCGTTTCAATGTCTTGGTGTGCGATCTGAAGACATTATGCAGGCGGAACACTTCCGGGAGTTTGCTGCCCAAGCAGGGATTGAGCTGGAGTTGTCCACCGACATGGAATTGGATTTGGTCAAGCCTGACAACCCCATTTTGAACGAGATCAACATTGCCCGGATCAAGGGTGAGGACTTGCGCACGCACTACAACAAGTGCGGGCTTGACATCGAATGGCACCACTTTGAGTTTGTTGAGCGCACTTACCGGCACTACAAGAGAAGTAAGAACTTACTTGACTTCACCGATTTGCTGGAAATGATCGTGATGGATTCCGATCGTTTACCAGCACTGGAAGTGCTGATCGTGGACGAGGCCCAAGATTTATCCCGTCTGCAATGGATGATGGTAGAAGCGTTGGCTACGCGTGCCAAGCGGACATTTCTTGCCGGTGACGACGATCAAGCCATTTTCTTCTTTGCCGGTGCAGACGTGAAGAGCTTCCTTGCTTTTGAGGGCAACGTCACCATCCTGAACCGTTCCTACCGCGTCCCGGCCAAGGTGCACAGCTTGGCCAACCTGATTGTCAACCGCATCCAAGAGCGTCAGCCCAAGATATGGGAGCCCCGAGAATTCGAGGGCTCCCTGAAAACCTATCACCGGTTTGACGACATCCCAATTCAAGACGGGCAGTGGCTGATCATGGCCAGCACCAATTACATGCTCAACCCGATCCATGAATGGCTCAAGTCCATCGGCATCCTGTTTGAGCGCAACGGCATACCAAGCCTCTCCCCGCAGATTGCCCACGCCGTAGTGGACTGGGAACGCCTACGCCGGGGCCAACAGATAGGCTACGCCAGCGTCCAAGCGGTGTACCGGTACCTTGATACCAGCGGCGTGGCCCGGGGCTACAAGACGTTCAAAACAGGCGACATCAACGGTCTGTACACCATTGATGAATTGAAAGAAAAGCACGGTCTCCTGACCGATGTTGTCTGGTATGAAGCCCTGACCAAGATTTCTGATGACAAGAAAGAATATCTGATCTCCCTATTACGCCGTGGCGTGAAGCTATCGCAGCCGCCTAAGGTGCGCCTGTCCACTATCCACGGTGCCAAGGGCGGGGAGGCGGATCACGTTGCGCTGCTCATGGACTTGAGCCCGAAGTTTGCCAAGGAATATGCGAGCAACGGGGACAACGTCCAACGCCTGTTCTATGTCGGGGTCACCCGCGCCAAACAATCATTGCACCTAGTGCTACCCAAACACGCCGAAAAAGGATTCCGACTGTGAGAACCATGCCTCTATTTCCCATCTCCACTGAGTGGGTAGCCCCGGACACCTTCCCCAATTTATCAACCGCCAAGGAGATTGCAATTGATCTGGAAACTTCTGACCCGAACATGGAATCTTTTGGGCCGGGATGGCCCCGTAATGACGGCTTCATTGCTGGTTACGCTGTTGCTGTGGATGGTTGGAGCGGATACTATCCTGTTGCTCACGGCGGCGGTGGCAATCTTGATAAACGTCTTGTTGAACGGTGGGTAAAAGATGTACTCGCTACTGACGCTGACAAGATCATGCATAACGCGGCTTATGACTGCGGTTGGCTTAGGGCCTCTGGATTCACTATCAATGGCCGAATTTGCGACACCATGCTTGCCGCCCCGCTTCTCGATGAGAACCGCTTCTCGTACAGCCTCAATGCGCTTGGCTTCGATTACCTTAAAAAGGTCAAGTCGGAGGCCTTACTCAAGCAGGCAGCAGCCGACTTTGGCGTTCATCCCAAGAAAGAATTATGGAAACTCCCCGCCATGTATGTTGGGGACTACGCCGAGCAGGACGCGGCGCTGACCCTAGAGCTGTGGAAGCACTTCAAGATCAAGATGCGTCAGGACGAGGTTGAGTCAATCTTTGATCTGGAAACCTCCGTCTTCCCAATTTTGATGAACATGACCCTGCGCGGCATCCGCTTTGACCGGGCTAAATGCGGCATGTTGATCGATAGGCTTATTGTGCGGGAACATCAGATTCACCAAGAGCTGAAGTCTGCCTGTGGAAAATCTGTGGACATCTGGGCTGCCCAATCAATTGCCATGGCCTTTGACAAGCTGGGCGTAGCCTACGGCAAGACGGCTGCCGGGGCACCGAGCTTTACCAAGAGTTTCTTGGATGACTGTGCACATCCTGTGGCTAAGTTGATTGTTGAGGCCCGCGAGACCAACAAGACCCACGGCACTTTCCTCCAGCCCTACATGGACTTCAGCAAGAAGACCGGCAGGATTCATCCGCACGTGAACCAGATGCGCAACGATGACGGCGGCACCATTACTGGACGGCTGTCCATGAACAACCCCAACTTGCAACAGGTACCGGCCCGCCACGAAATCATCGGCCCTATGGTGCGTTCGCTCTTTTTGCCGGAAGAGGGTGAGCTATGGGCAGCCAACGACTTCAGTTCCCAAGAACCGCGCCTCTTGGTGCACTATGCAAGCCTCTTGGACCTGCCGAGTGCGTACAGGATGGTGGATGCATACCGTGATGACCCCAGCACCGATTTTCACCAAATGATTGCCGACATGGCCGGGATCAAGCGAAAGCAGGCCAAGACCATTGGCCTTGGCTTGATGTACGGCATGGGCAAGGCAAAACTGGCTGCGGAGCTGGGATTGGACATCGAAGAAGCGTCCGCCCTGATCAACACTTTCCACATTAAGGTACCGTTCCTTAAAGGCACCGTGAACGCGGTGATGAAACGGATTGAACACCCAGCGTCCGGCGGGTCCATCAGGACGCTACTGGGGCGCAAGTGTCGGTTCCCGCTGTGGGAGCCGATTGAGTGGGGCGTGAACAAGGCGCTGCCCTATGAGCAAGCGATCGTGGCCTATGGCCCAAGGATCAAGCGTGCAGGCACGTACAAGGGCTTGAATAAGCTGATTCAAGGGTCAGCCGCAGATCAGACCAAAGCGGCCATGGTGGCGCTCGCCAAGGCCGGGTTTGACCCCATCTTGCAAGTACATGATGAGCTGGCGCTGAGTGTCCGGAACCGGGATGAGGCACAGGCTGCTGCCGAGATCATGGCCAACGCTGTGCGCTTAGAAGTTCCCAGCCGCTGTGATGTGGAGATCGGCCCGAGCTGGGGAGAGGCGAAATAACCAATACGACTGGGGACTGGTGAGGAATTACCAGAGGTGGCGCAAGCCTTTCAGCGGCAACCACATGAACCAGTCAATCCCCATGCGTGTTAGTTGTTGATGTCTGGGCTTGATACCAGATTGACAGCCCACTAGCCGCTGTCGCCGGTCGGTTGAGCGTCCCCAGAGCCAACTCCAATTGTCCTATCAGTACCTTAGCAGTTCAGGCCATGCCGTATCCAGCAACCCTGCATCGAATGTTTCTGCACCGTACCTAGCGTGTCCATCCACGCCGCACCAACAAGACTGAGAACTGTTGCAGTTGCGACCTGCATGGAGCACCGGGATGAAAGGCTTATTGACAGCTCCCCCGCGAGTGGCTTGTCCTTCAGAGGCCCAATGACCGGCTTCATACCCACCAATTCTCAGACTTATTGGCCCGAGGAATATTTATACACCCTACCTCGGACTGGTGTTGTCAGTTTTCACCAACTAGGTCTCAACGTCAAAATCTTAACAGCTTCTTGAAGATTGTCCAGAACCTTGTCTTGGTGACCGCCATGTCTTCAAACAAATCAAGCTGCGTAATGGTGAAACGGTATTCCCCCTTCCCGCGCCCCGAAACGAGGACCGCTTCGATCTTGCTTTCGTTGGCCAACTTCAACCCACAACGGCGGACCACGGAGGCAGGCAGGTGAGTGAAAGCTGCAATCTCCGAAGTCTTCAGCGTGTAGTTGTTCAAGCGTAACGCAGCAAGGAACATGGCCCGAATTTCCGCCGGTTTCCTTGTAGGCATTGGCTTAATTACTGTGCTAACCCCGGACTCAAACGCATCGTTCTTCATCGCGCATTCCCTTGCAGCCGGTCAGCAACCAGTGTTGCGTACCCTGCAATATCGACCCAGTGATCCACCACGTCAGGGTTGCCGTTAACGATGCGGCCCATTTTGTGCACGATCATCTCCAGCGCTTCCCACTGGTCATCGGCAAAGGCTTTGTTGTGCCTTGCTGCATGCTCGGCCAGAGATCGTTTTAATGACTGCATGAGCGCAGCGCCGTCTTTGAACAAACCGTAGTCCTTGGCCCGGGTGTCCAAAACACTATTTACGCTGAAGTCCGGTAAACGTGGCTCAGGCATCGGCACCATCTCAGGGGGTGCAAAGACACCTATCTGATTGTCTAGTGCCTTCTTGCGCAACTGGTAGCCCAGTCCCGGGGTAATGCCAAACTTCTTTGCCACGGTGCCTACCTTAGCGTTTGGGTGGCTCATGATGTACTCCATGAACTTTTGTGACTTGCTGCTTTGTTTTCTCATTCCTCTTCATCCTCTTCGTGTTGATCATGACCAAAATTGGTTAAAAAAAGATACTGCCTGATACTGCCTTCCTCTAAGCCCTTCTTATGGGACTTTTCCAATATTTCTAGATTTACTTTCTCGAACGGATTCCACGTGCTTTTGTCGATGCGTTTTGAATCGGACAAGAGCTTCTTCTTCCATTTTTTCTGGGGGAACAATGGTTTCTTCCGTTGTAAATTTATGGCCATTTGCGCACTCCCTTCGTCTCCTGTATCTAACAGGGGTTGTTCTCGTTTCAAGGATCACGGACCACGCAGCGCATTCGGGGCAGTTCATCTTGCCTCCATGCATTTGTGTTTCTCGCCTGCTGTTCGTGTTAAGAAAATAAGCTGGCACTTGGTGCACCTGTACACCAACCCCTGCTCAACGATTGTCCTGCGCTCACCGCGCTCCCCGCGTAACTTGCCAAAGAATGTTCTGATTGCTTCAAGCATTCTGTTGCTCCTTCCATCGTTTACACATCTGCATCACTGTCTTGGTTTTCTTTTTCTTGTCGCACACTGCGCTCACGGACTTGTACTTCGCCTTGGCTTGCAATGACAGGGGTGCTGGAGGCGGTGGTGGGTCCGGGAATAGACCGTTCCAGCCTACCGTACCCAATACAGCACTGAGAATTAGTCGGTCAAACACTGTTTTTCTCCTTAATTTTGGCTTGCAAGGCTTCCCCAAACGCAAGCTGCCCCTGCATCTGATGACCACCACGATGTTCTTTTAAGATTTCAAAATAAACATTCTGAATTTGTGTGCGAGTCAAGTCAACCCATGTGCGCTGTGGTGGGGTGATGTTGTTCTCGCCGATGTAGGCGATCAACGGGACTTTCTTACACTCTCGCCCAGTGACCAGGTTTTCTTGCAAAGATTCAATGACGGCTTCAAATCGTTCAATCTCAGACTCTCCAAACTCTGCTCCTTCAAGATTGTCCTCAATTCCAGCAAGTGTTAGTTCGCCAATGCAAATGTAGTCTGACAAGTCTTTTTTGGCGGCAGTCCATTGGGCAAAATGCAAAGCATCTGCCACAGGCTCTTGTTCTGGCTGTGTCAAGGCTTCTTTGATGGCGGCAATTGCTTTGTCAAAAGCGGGTCGCTCATATTTCAAGCGATAGCTATTTACACAGTCTTCCAGCAATGGAAGCGCCAGCTTCAATGCTTCTTGTGTCATGCTTCCGCCTCCACGGGTACGTCACGCCATTCGCCACGATTTGGTGACGGCAAAGGGTTTCCATCTTTATCCTCAACATGAATCGCAAGCACAATGTTTTTGTTTTCCCACCATTGCTGGAGGATGCGTATTTTTTGATACGTAGGGTTGCAAAACAAATCAACAGTAACTTTTTCACGCTCAACAAAGCGCAGCTTATTTGTTGGTGTCATGTGTAGTCTCCTTCCTGTGTATGTTCTGTCAGTCTGTTCTCAAGGCGCTTGATCCGCTTCTCGTTGTACTGCACGATGGATACGGCGTACTCCACGGCAGACTCAGCCTCCAGCTTCTTCTGATGCGCTTCACGCAGTTCCTTGGCGATGATCTCCCGCAGGGTGCGGGAGCGCAAAATCTCACGGATAAATTTACTTACCGTGTCTCTCATTTGTTCTCCAATTGTGGTTGCGGTAGTTTGTCAACGAATGCCTGACCCATGCGTATGCTGTCTGCATTCCAAATATCCATGTCGTTGAGAAACGCTTCTTCGGTTTGTCCGTGGCAGTAAACACGAAACCGCTTTTGATAATTGTTGATGTCGTATTCAGACTCCATGCGCTCGACAGGTTTGTTGCAGACTGCGCACAACGGAAGACCATGCAAGGCCAAAGCAAACTTGTTTTGCTCAGTGAGTTTCATTTGTTGCCTTCCGTTGCGATTGATTCAGTGCGATTACGAGTGCAGTTCTTGCCACAAGATTCTGTGTAATGGCGCTCGGTATTTACCTGCTCACCACATCGTGTGAAGTAGTGCGTACCATCGTCCACAAACCTGTAGACCTTGCAACCATCTGCTTCGGACAAGAGTCGCGGCACGCGCATCTCAGCTTTTTGTTCATCGCTTGGGCCAAACGTTGACTGCAATACCCAAATAATGCCAAGAATAAAACCAAGCGCAAGTAGTGCTGCAAGAGTCACAAAGCCTATGATTGTGAGGTGGTCCAAAAGATCGTCAATCATTTCTTCATCTCCCGAATGTAGATAGCCAGCGAACTGATGGTGTCTTTGCCAAAGCCTTTGAGCTTTTCAACATGCAGCGCCACTTCTTCAATCACGCCGTTGCGAAGTTCGTTAAAGAACTCCTGCTGGGTCTTGGCTTTCATTTGCATCTCTTCATCAAACGCTTTCTTTACCCTGTTCATACTCTCAACATGGTTGTAGTCTTCCAAGGTCACATAGCTGACCTCTGTTGGTTTGTTAAATTCAGTCATGCAATTCTTTCGCTGATTGTTAATTTAAAAACCTGCCAAGGTTCGGGCTTTTCTTTCCAATGGTCAACGTTCCAGCCTTCTGGATACTTTTCCAACTGGATGTCCATGTTCGCTTTATGTTTAAGTGCTGCCTCTTCTGTGAAAAACAGCGTACCTTTGGGGTTAGGGTCATTTGGCGAAACTGCCATAAACCCCTGTTGATCAGGAATTCTTGAATCCTTAGTCATTTCGTCCTCCGTTTTGCAAAAAATCAATCGCTGCTATCAGGATTGCGCCGACGACCACGACCAACACGCCGCCAATCAGTAAAAGAATCGTCCACGTGAATACGTTCTCTAACATGTTCTTTCTCCAAAAGATGAATGCGTTCGCGCAACGCTTGGTTTTCTACCAGCAGCCCGCGCCACGCCTCAAGGACCAGTCTTGTATCCTCGTCCATAACGGGTCAGTGAAACCAAAGATAAAAACCGTGCAAGATTCCAATTGGGAACACAAGTGCCCCGGCAATCAAGAATCCCCACAAGCCTTGTGCAAAGCAAGTGAAGACATGCGTGAGCCATGCAATGAAACAGGCTATGCCAATAAATGATCCCCAGTTCATAAATCTATCCCAGCCTTCCTCTGCATGTACGCCAAGCGGGCATACAAATCGACCATGCTGTTTTGCAAGAATTCCTTAAGGTTTAAATTGTGATGTGCCTCGCGGATCACGGACCCCGGCACAATGACCTCGGCCAAACAGCCATGCTGCTCAATCACAATCTTCAAATTACCGTCCACGTCCCAATCGTTGTTGTCCATCATTCCTCCGCCATAAAGTTGGTTGCATCGTTGTAAAAGGTCAAGAACATGTCTATCGCAGAATGCTTGTCAAGGCCCGTGGCCCGGGCACCGCCCGCCGCTACCATCATTGCCGCCAAGACAGATATCTGAGGTGAATCAGAATGCCTGAACATGGTCTTGGCAATCTCCGTGGCCACACGCTGTACGTCGGCCTTGGCTGCTCTTATCTCCTCCGGAATCAATTCCCGACCCTTGTCCTTGCCGGTGTCTTTACCGTCAGTCATAAACATTCTCCTCGGCCAAAGCCTGATATGCCAACTGCGCCTGCTCAATGATGTCGTTTGTAGTGTCCTCTGACAATAACTCAGAAATGTCCACGCCGCCTAAATAAGCATAGAACACGGACCAAGACTCGGCCAAGCCAACACTTGGATCAGCATCCTCTGCCTCCAACCAACAGTCCAAAGAATGCTTTGTCTTGCCGTTCAGAAAAGTGTATGTGTAGTTCAACAGGCCCGCATAAGGGCTGAAATGGGTATCAATCATGGCCACGCTCCTCGAACAAACCTAAAGGACCACTTTCATCGTACCAATCGTGTATCTGCTCGAACACGTCAAAGAAGTCGTCTTCAGTAAGTAGTGCGGTAATGTCCAAGGATAACGGACCGTGGACCACGGATACAGTCTTTATGAATGTGTTGCCCTCGTTGTTCCTGCCGTACATTACCTGAACGGGGACCCTGAGCAAAAGGTCTGCCGTCTGTAGCTGGGTTAGTTGATCTTGACTCATACTCTGCTATCCTTTCTTGAATTACATGTGTTAGGGACACGTAGTATGGCTTAGAGGACACTACGTGTCAAGTACATTTTGTTGTGTTTTTCATAGGGGTTTACCCTTGTATATATCGTTTTGGATATATAGAACAGGGTTTGTTATGCAATTTTGGGAATCTATATAGGAGTTTTGGAGGTAAGAGGTGTTTTTTTTATTTTTTTTGTGGGAATAGACGTGATAGACGTAATGGTGTAATAAGTCAATGAAATCAAGGAGTTATTGGTGTACAGTACATTACGTTGTAAGTTTAGGAGTAATTTACTGGGGTGTCCCTACGTTTAGAGGAGGTGATTTTTTTTTTACTACTCTTCCTCCCAGATCCCTATATAGGAGGTCTTGATTGGGATTGACCTTGACAGAGCGCTTTACGCTATCTATACTTGGATGTTAGATATTTACAGGAATTAGTCCATGATACAGATTGAAGCAAATATCCCGATACCCGAGGACCGCACGACCTACCCTTTCAGGGACATGGACCCGGGCGATAGCATCCTGTTTAAGGGCGAGAAGCAGGCGACCTCTGCTAGGGTGGCAGCGATACGCTTTGCCAAGGTCCATAAGCCCGGCTGGGTGTTCTCCATGCGCAAGGTTGAGAACGGCTGGCGGCTGTGGAGGACTGCATGACCAAGCGGGATGTCTGGAACGTGCCCCCTGTGGTGCCTGACAAGGCCAAGCAGAGGCTTGCGGGCGAAGTCCGACCCCTGAGGCAGCAAAAGGTCTTGAACGCCAAGGAATGGAAGTTTGTGCAGGAATACGTGTCTGGCGATGGCCGGGTGACCTTAAAAGAGGCTGCCATGCGTGCCGGGTACAAGGAGGGCTCGGCCTCGGTCATGGCGTGGAAGTTGACCAACCCGAAAGAATATCCCCATGTTGTGGCTGCCATTCAGGCCTACCGCGCTGAGTTGGCCTCGAAGTACAACACCTCGTACGAGCGGCACATGAAAGACTTGCAGGATATTCGGGACAAAGCTTTGGCTGCGGGGGCGTTTGCTGCTGCCGTGCAGGCGGAGTACAGGCGCGGCCAAGCCTTGGGCACCATTTACGTTGAGCGCAAGGAAATCAGGCACGGGACAATTGACTCGATGTCGAAAGAGGAAGTGCAGCGCAAGCTTGACGAACTGAAACGGCTCTACGGTGGCCCGCCGCCGACTGCCTTGATTGATGCCAGCACGGGCAAAGTGCTTGATACCATCGACCGGGAGAAAGACCCGGCCTTTGACTCTGGTGTGGCCGAACCTCCTTTAGACGTTTTTGAGATAGACCGTGGCGACGACACCTGAGGCGAAATTCTCCGCACGCGTGCGCGATGGACTCAAGGCCTTGGGCTGTGACATCGAGCGAATTGAAAACCGGGTGAACCTTGGCGTGCCCGACATGCTGGTGGGCGTGGACGATTGCTTTGTGATGATGGAATTGAAAGTGGTGCACAGTGGCTTGAAAGTGAAATTGCGGCCGCATCAAATTGCTTTTTTGGTTCGACATGCTGCCAAGGGCCGACCGTGCTTTGTCCTTGCCTTACGCGCGGGCGGGGAAGTGCTTAAGCCTGAGCAGGTTTTTCTCTACCATGGGCGCGATGCTTTGGCTTTGGCTGCCGATGGCCTTCGGCTGCCCCCGTTGGCGGTCTGGCCCTCCCGGGGGATGAATTGGGCGGAGCTTAAAGAAAAGCTATCGGCACCGGTGGATTGATCGAAAAAATCAATTGGACATTTGGCTGGATTCTGTCAAAATAGTGGCTGCTGAAATAATTCAGCGAACAGAAAGGATAGAGAATGAAGACAAAAACCCTTTGCGTTTATTGGGCGCACGCTCAGCGAGACGGCCCTTCTAAAATTTTCAAATTAAAACGGGATGCGATACAGTGGGGGCGCGATACTTTTGACGGGGTTTTCATTGTCGAACCGATCAATAAAGCCAAGCTATCGGAACGGCTGGAATATTTAGAAAATCAATTGGGAATTGTGCCGGAGCTGGCCTACACTGGCCGCCTTACCAATCAAGAAAGGATAGAGTTATGTTGAAAACCGTTGCAATATCAGCCAATAAAAAAACCGGCCCGATAGCTGTTACTTATCGCGCTGGTGAACATGAAACCTATGGCACGTGTCCGCGTAGCTGCGCACTGCACCCCAAAAGCGAGACCGGCACCGACCATATCGACGCGGATTATTTGGCCGCTGTTTATGATTCTGTACCGCGCCGGGGTATGGCATGGGCTTATTCACACTTTGCCGCTGAGGCGCTGCCGATACCGGCACCGGGTAAAACGACAATTAACGCGAGCTGCGACACCATCGCGGACGCGGTGCGCACTGTAGAGCTTGGCCGCCCGGCGGTTTACGCTGCCCCGGTGGACACTGCCGAGAGCTGGCCGCGTAAAATTCACGGGGTGACGTTTGCCCGTTGTCCCGCTGAGCTGGCCGAATCGTTTACGTGCGCGGACTGTGGCGGCGGTTCGCCGCTATGCGCCCGGGGGGATCGGGAATTTGTCGTTGTTTTTGTTGCCCATGGCACCGGAAAAAAACGGGTAGGCACGGATGACGCGGGCGGCTGCTACGCGGCCAGTGGTCCGGTGGCGATACAGTGGCACGGCACGCGGAAAACCGGCCACGCCAATGACGCGCAAGCGGTGCGGGCTTTTGCCCGGGGGTTGCCTGTTGGTTCGCTATTGCGGCACCATATCGCGGGCGATATCGGGCGCGAGGTGGCAGCATGCTAATTGTGGCGGTCTTACTGTGGCTGTTTATTGGGTGGCTGCTCGATAGATACGGTTAATTGAAAACCCCGAACCGATAGGAATAATTCAATTGACCGGCGCGAACAATAGACTAGAATTCAACACATCAGAAGCCGGGCGGCTTTTGATTCAACTCAGAAAGGATAGCAACATGGCACACATGATCGATACAACAACCGGCACGGCTGCAATGGCATACGCCGGACAAACCCCATGGCACGGCTTAGGCCAAGCACTGACGGCGGGCGCTGATATTCCAACATGGACACGTGAGGCGGGCTTAGCTTATAGCGTGCTGGAATCTCCTGTACTGTTTCGCACGAAGGCAGCAAGCGAACCGGAGGCATTCAAAGGCCGCAAAGTATTGCACCGCAGCGACACCGGCGCACCTTTGGCCGTAGTATCTGACGGGTACAACGTGGTCCAACCCGCTGACGTTATGGGCTTTTTTGATTCACTGGTCAAGCTGGGCGGCTTTCAATTGGAAACCGCCGGGGCGCTTAGCTATGGGCGGCGCGTTTGGGCGCTGGCCTCAGTAGGCGCGGGCGCTGACGTGGTAGACGGTGACACGGTCAAGCCTTATTTACTGCTCGGCACGTCATACGATGGAACCATGGCCACGGTTGCAAAATTCACCACGGTTCGCGTGGTTTGCAATAACACTATCACGGCGGCGCTGGGAGATAACACCGCAGCCGTGCGCGTGCTGCACAGTGAGCGATTCGACGCTGACAAGGTACGGTTAGAGCTGGGCATAGTGGCGAATCATTGGGAGCGCTTTTTAATTGAATCGCGCAAGCTGGCAGGCGTGACTATGGGCGCGGATGATGCGGACGCGTTTGTAACTGAGCTGCTCAAGCCATACCACACAGGCCGGATTGAAATCAGCGATTCGCGGGCATACAAGCGAATCATGCAATTATTCAACGGTGCAGCTATCGGTTCGGAGCTGGGCGGCGTAGTTGGCACGCGCTGGGGCATGCTGAATTCAGTGACTGAATTAGTTGATCATGAGCGCGGACGCAGTAACAATACGCGCCTTGAATCGGCATGGTTTGGCACTGGTGCCGCGATTAAAAACCGCGCATTGGAGCTGCTCGCTGCTTAACTGCTGCACAATAGTGCTTGTTTTCATTCGAGAATCAGGCATTATTGTGCATGTTTGCCCCGTTAAGTTGCCACATGTAAACCGATCCTCGGCCCTCGCACGGTTGCCGGTGTAGATTGTGGCGCGGGCCGTGGTCCATGGCCCGCGCACCGGCTGCCGCCGGTGCGCGTTTGCTGGTTTTTTGCCCGTTGCCCTTTGCTCGCGGGCCGCGCAGCGCGGCCCGCGTTACTTTTTCCCACAATGGTGGCGGCGGGGGCGGGTGGGCTCGCCGGGGTAAAGATAATCTATTGCTGGCGCTGGTTCGATAGAAACAATTCATTGGACGCGGACCGGGGCCCGTGATGTAATTCTCTTACGCCTTGATCTTGGGGCGCACTTAGAAAGGATAGAGAAATGACAGACGAGCAATATAAATTTCCATGCGAAGACTTAGCACATGCCACCTATAAGTGGGGCATTGAGTATTCCAACGATGAAGATGGTGACGAGGTTACCCATGTCGAGTGGTTTACAACAGAAGAAGAACGCAACCAATTATTGAAAGGATAGCAAAATGAACAACCCCCTTAAAGGATGGTATAGCGACTTGTTCGGCAGCCGTGGCGTGGACGTAGCAGCAGCACTCGATTACGTGGATCAGTTGGCAACCGCCAGCAGTGACGGCGTGGCAGTGCAAACAGCAGCACGCGTGCTGCTCAATACTGTGATCGGCGCAGTCGATCAGATACTCAGCGCCCGCAGTCCGGAGAAGATAGCTATCACCGATCTAATCGATCAGCGAATTGAATCGGTGATAGATCAGAAGATTAGCGACTGGATGGATAGCAACATAGACATCGATGACAAGATCAACGACTGGGTGTCGAATAACCTCGACCTGCACGACCACAACATTAGCGACATAATCACGGATTGGATGAACAACAACCTAGACGATAAAATCGCTGATATGGATTTAGTTGTAAGAGTGCGTTAATTCCTGTTATAATTCAAGCACTGGATCAGCCGATCCAGTGCAACCTAGAAAGGATAGATTATGAAACGCAAAACTAATCCACTGATTCAGGCAATCAGTGAAGCTTCCGACAAATCCCGCAGAGATGGCCATGAGCTAATCAGCAAGGCTAAGATGCTGGAAGAAAAGCGAATGAAGATCAGGGCTAACTACTCTGCCATCTTTAAAGACCTAGACCTGTCAGTGCATAACTTGTACATGCGGACAAGTTATTACAAACCCTCGATCGAAGTTAGCCTGAACAAACTGGAAAGCTTTAAAGATGTCCAACTGGTCAAACTGTTGGACTTCTTCGCGTCCCAAACTGAGAAGATGGGAACAAGGGACTGGGCTAACTACTTGAACCGCGACTACACTTTCGAGCTGGAAGATGTAGTCGTTAACATATCTGCTTATGTCAGATCAGACAGTCCGACATGTCGCAAGGTGCAAGTCGGAGTGAAGATAGAAGAGGTCGCACAGTACGAGTTAGTCTGCGACTGATCCGCGCACTGGTCGGCGCTGCCAACCAGTCCAGACCCAAGGCCCACACCGCAAGGTGTGGGCCTTTTTACTTTCCCCTTTAGAATCAACGACTTAGGCCATCATAGAGAAAGTTAATCGGTGCGCTCGCACCGATTGTTATTTTTCATTTGACACGCTCGATTTTTTGATATCCTTCCCTCAATGGTGGTGGCGGGGGCGGGTGGGCACGCCGGTACACCTGTCAGTCATACTTCCTTAGGGGGGAGGGCCACTTTAGGCCCCGTCAGCGCAAGCGAAGGACATAGGCCCTGTTTTAAACAAACAAAAGACTCCTAAAAACCTGACCCCCCACCCCCGGCCTCCCCACAAAAGACCCCCCTTGCTTGGAAAAAAGCTTGGGGTGGGTTAATATATAAAAAATTCAGAACCTGAAGGTCTGCCCGTGAACACCGCCACGCCACAAGATGTCGAAGCCGAACGCCTCCGACTCGAACTCCGCCTCCAATTATTGGATGCCCAAGAGAAAGCCAACAGCACCTTTCTTGACTTCTGCAAATACGTGTGGCCCGAGATGCTCGTTGGGGAACACCACAAGATAATTGCGGAAGCCTTTGACCGCGTCATTGCTGGTAAATGCAAGCGCCTGATGATTGCCATGCCTCCTCGGCACGGAAAGTCCCAGCTCGGCAGCTACCTGTTCCCGGCCTATGTCATGGGAAAAATCCCCGACAGCAAGTTGATCGTTGGTTCGCACACCGCCGAACTTGCCCAACGCTTCGGTCGCATGATCCGTAACCTTGTAGAAGAAGACCGTTACAAGGAACTCTTTCCCAATGTTGGCCTGTCTGTTGACTCCAAGGCTGCCGGTCGGTGGAACACGAAGGGCGGCGGTGAGGCGTTCTTCATTGGTAAGGGCGGTGCCATGACCGGACGCGGCGGCAACATCGTGATCCTTGACGACATCTTGGATGAACAAGACGCTTTGTCCGACACCGCGATGGAGAACACGTGGGAGTGGTACACGTCCGGCCCCCGGCAGCGGTTACAGCCCGGTGGTTCAATCATCGTCATCAACACACGCTGGAAGACTGACGACCTAAGTGGTCGCTTACTTCGTCAGCAGGGTCAGTTGAAGTCTGACCAGTGGGAGGTAATCGAGTTCCCTGCCATATTGCCCAGCAACAAACCCCTGTGGCCGGGATACTGGAGCCTTGATGAGTTAGAGAAGGTCAAGGTTTCCATTGGCATGAAGAAGTGGAATGCCCAGTGGCAGCAGGCCCCGACGAACGATGAGGGTGCCATTCTCAAACGGGAATGGTGGCGCAAGTGGAAGTCTGAGACTCCTCCGCTCTGTGAGTATTTGATCCAGACGTACGACACGGCGTACAGCAAAAAGGAGAGTGCTGACTTTTCTGTAATCAGCACGTGGGGCGTGTTTATCCCCAGTCTTGACTCGGGCCCGAACCTGATGTTGTTGAACGTGAAGAAGGGTCGGTGGGACTTTCCGGAACTCAAGCGCATTGCCAAGGCTGAGTACATGTACTGGAATCCTGACAATGTCCTGATCGAGGCCAAGGCGACTGGCACGCCGTTGCAGCAGGAGTTGCGCAAGATTGGAATCCCTGTGACTATGTACAGCCCCGGCGGACGACGCAGTGGCCAAGACAAGATCAGCCGGGCCAACGCGGTCGCTCCTTTGCTGGAGTCTGGAATGATTTGGTATCCGGAAGATTTGGAGTGGGCGCAGGAAATGGTGGAAGAGTGTGCTGCTTTCCCCAATGGTGCACATGATGATCAGGTGGACTCAGCGGTCATGGCTTGGATGCGCTTTCGTCAGGGCAACTTTATATCTTTGCTGGATGACGATTTGGAGCAGCCGGAACCTGCGGATGACAAGTACGAATACTACGGTTGACACGCCCTACACCACCAGTAGAATCGGGCGATATTCCCAAACCGGCGCAGCCGGTACATGAAGGACCCCGGACCATGGCCCAAGAATCGATCGACGACCTCATCAATGCTGTGATGCAAACGGAGTCCCGTGGCAAGCGGTACACGGACGGTAAGCTTACCACCTCGCCTAAGGGTGCGGAAGGCGAGATGCAGGTCATGCGAAAGACGCAACGCGATCCGGGCTTTGGTGTCAAGCCTGCTCAAGACAACAGCGCAGAAGAGATTGCCCGCGTAGGCAAGGATTACTTGAAGGCTATGGTCAACAAGTTTGGGGACAAGGATACTGCGCTTGTTGCTTACAACTGGGGTCCGGGCAACACGAACAAATGGCTGGCAGCCGGTGCGGACCCGACTAAATTGCCAAAGGAAACGCAGGCTTATCTGGCCAAGGTCAACAGCAATCTTGGCACGGCCACCGCTTCTACCCCCTCCGCTCCCACTTCTCCTGCTTCTCCTACACAAACCACTTCTACTGCCAAATCTGCCCGCGTAGCTGCGGCACCGGCTTCTGTCACGGAGCATCCAATGCTGGCCATGTTGGGCCCGAACTATCAGGCGGCGTTGGCGGTAGCCATGCTGGCGGATCAGGGCGAGAAGGAAGGCAAGAGTGAGGATGATGAAAGCGAATCGGAGAAGATGATGAAGGAGTACATGGCTACCCCTGCGCGGCCCGTGGCCCTTGCTCAGGCAGACATGAGCTATCAGTCTCCGTTTCCGGAAATACAAAAACCACAGCAACAACAACCTGTAGGTATGGCAGAAGGTGGTGATGTGTCTGCCCCTGATATTGGTGACGCGCCAGCACGGGAAGATTTAGCTCGCATGTTTGCCAATCAAGAGATGGTTGCGGGCATGGGGGACATGACTACCGCAGGAGTGGGCAGAAATTTTGATGTGGGCGGCGGTAATTTAAATATTGGCGCTGCCCTGACAAGCATGACCAGAGATGAAAAGCAAGAGCTGGCCAAGAATTTGATGGCGGCGTACACGCACAATATTGGCAACGCAACCGTTGGCATGAATGTCAACAAGCCGCTGGATATTCCGGCGGATGTGTACCAAGCAGCTTTGATGGGTTCCATGCCAATCGGTCAGGGCCGTGCAATGATCTCGGCCCAAGGAACGCGGGTCAATGGCCAAGACTATCCAGTCAATCAGATGATTGGGTATGAGCATCCGGTGGGCCCCGGTCAATTAAGCTTTAATGCTTCTCAGATGAAAGATTTTCCTGAGAGCAGGCAATACCAATTGCAATACCGCATGCCTATTGGTCGCGCTGACGGCGGAGATGTAGCGCCCCCCGTTACTGAAGAAGACCCCCTCCGAAACTTGCCGCCCGCCTCCCCGCAAGATACAACTGCTATGGACAAATATAGGCTGGCTCTTTGGGCGGAAAAAAACAATCCAGACATGTTGACTACCAATAACAATGAGCTTGCAGCATTATTGATGCGAGGCCGTAGGGATAGTCGAACATACGATGATCGGTCAGAAGAAGAGCCAAGATTGGAGCAAAGAAGAAACGTAAGCCCTTATAACTCCCCCGAAGAATTTCAAAATATGCCGGGTGACAACATTTTTGGAATGCGACGTGAAATGCCTCGCCCTGAAAGCTTTGATTACCCCCGACTTGGAAGAGGGGATGATTACCGTAGGCCAGAACAAGAAGCACGACAAAAGCGGGATGAGATTACAAGACAAGCGATGGAACTAGGGTTTCCTTTTAGAGGAACGTATTACGCAAATGGCGGTGTGGTGCACCGGGCCGGTGGCTCTCCTGACACGGGCGAGCGCATGACTCCTCAGCAGATCGAGCAGCTTGCTGCCGACCAAGTTGCGCTCAATACGTACCAACCGCCTACTGCCCGCCCATCTACGGGCATGAACAGAAACATCACGTACCGCAATGGTGAAGACACGGCAGCGGTCATGCAGGGCGCGGCGAATTTACCGTATGACTTGTTGGGAATTCCTCGCGACATTCCCAACATGATCATGACACCGTTTGGCTATGGGGTGGAAAAGCCAGTGATGGGTTCTGATTGGCTCAAGGAACAGGCCACTGCGGCAGGTATTCGTCCACCTCCTTCTACAAACCCAACTCTTCGCGCTTTTCATAATGTTGGCGAGGTAAGCGCTGGACTTGTAAACCCCGGACCAATCGCCGCCAAGGTTGGCCAGACAGCGGAAAAAGCTATTGCCACGGGCGGCAAAACGGTAGCCAAAGAAATGTTACGCGGCCTAGAAGGCCAAGGCGTGTTGGCTCCAATCAGTCCGCAGGACTCTATCATGTACGCGGTCAAACCAAAAGGCGGCGCGTTCACAGGAACACGTGAATATGAGTATCCTCGTCCGGGCACAGAAGGAAGAGTGGCGTTTGAGGATTCGGTAACAAGCCTTATTAAGTCCGGTGAGCTATTGCCCGACCTGCGTACTGATCTGCCAATACCAATGCAATCAAGAAAAGCGCTTGATGGCTGGGTAGAGGACAAGATTGGAAGCTACATCCGCAAAGACATGGCAACAAAAAATGACCCTTTTGTCAAAGCTGTGGACGAAGGCAAAAAATTACATTTGCTTGAAGATTTGGGCGATATAAAGCCAATGAGCGGTCTTGCAAGAAGAAGGGACAGAGAAGGGTTTCCGGCATGGGGTTCTGCAAAAACACCGTTAGGCAGGAAACTAGAAAAACAAATTGATTCTTCTATGTGGTCAGAAGACATTGGAGATGTGAATGCCTACAACATGCATCCCTTGATGGAGGGCTTCAGAGATACCAACCCCAACATGCCGATATATACCCCCGGCTCACAACTTGCAAATAGGATGCAGTTTCCTAAGATGATTGAAGGTATGGAAGACATGTTAGCGGGAAGGAAGTACACCGCATACGGAGACATTTCCGTCCCAATCCCACAAGAATATCAACTTACCCCTGAAAAGCTACAAGGCATGTCCCCCGTCCAAGCTTCGGAGAAAGTTGCCTTGTTTAATCAATGGCGGGATGGAGAACGCCAGATACAAGCAGCCCAGTATTTGGACAAGCATGGCAACGTCTACAAAAAATACGACAACGGTCGCAAGTGGATTGCTATGGACGATCTTGCACAAGAACCAAAACAATCGGAGTTGGTGCAACAAGCAGGTTGTTTAGGGGGCTGGTGTACAAAGGATGAAAGTTTTGCCTTAAGCAATGGTAGTGGGGATAATCGCCTGCATCTTTTGTTTGATGAAAAGGCCACACCAAAAGTCCAGCTTACCGTGACAACTGTGCAACCCAACACTTCTGATTTTATTACGCACATGGATGATGCCCAGTACAACGCCATGCTGGGCAAATACGGGGAAAGAATACGCAATTACACCGCCTACGATCCTTTTATTGAATCCACCCCAGAATATAATCAATGGCTCTCTACCCAAGGCCCAAAACAAGAACGAATCACGGAGATACAAGGGCAGTTTGGTAGAAACAACATAGCAGACGACCCAAATTCTGGAAAATTTTTGAAAGAAGTTCAAGACTTTGTTAAAAGCAAGGACTGGGGCACTGTTGCAAACTTAGACGGCATCAACATGATTGATCTGGATGACTATCTGCCCACGCTATCTCGCGGTTTGAATCCAGAACAGACAAATCAGTTGAGTGACTTCATGAAAAGTTTAAATGGCGGATCGCGGTACGCGGATAAACAGGAAGGCGCAAATATCTTGAAAGAAGCAAGCCTGCGCGTATTCCGCCCTTTGTCCCCTCCCAAACACGCAACTGGTGGTATGGTAGAACGTCAGGCCAGCACTGCTCGATATATTTAAGGACACAACATGCCCATCGAAAAACGAATCACAGGCGACAACTACTCCGACGAGGGTACGGATGTCGAGATTGAATCACAAGACGCGCCGGAGAATTTACCCGACGTTGAAATCCACTTTGATTCAGAAACTGGTGACCTGCTGGTAAATCTGGGCAAAGAAGACGACGCTGACGTGCCTTTCGATGCCAACTTGGCCGAGGTCGTCGATTCGGACATCTTGGGCAAGATCAGCGGTGAGTTGATGCTGTTGTTTGATGCCGACCGTTCTTCACGCAAAGAATGGGAAGACCAGTACAGCAAGGGCATGAAGCTCTTGGGTTTCAACATTGAAGAGCGCACCAAACCGTTCAAAGGCGCAAGTGGCGTGAGCCACCCCTTGCTGACCGAGAGCATCGTGCAGTTCCAGTCCACTGCGCTCAAAGAACTCTTGCCTGCTGAAGGCCCCGTGCGCACGCAGGTGCTGGGCAAGGAAACACGCGAGAAGCTCATGCAAGCCGACCGTGTTCGGGACTTCATGAACTACCAGATCACTTCGGTGATGGAAGAGTACACACCCGATTTTGACCAGCTCCTGTTCTACACGGGCTACGGCGGCTCAACCTTCAAGAAAGTCTACTACGACGAGAACAAGGGGCGCATGACCAGTGCGTTGGTGCTGCCGGACAACCTGTACATCCCGTACTGGGGTAGCGCTGTCATGAGCGAATGCGAGCGCATCATCCACCGCGTTCCAATGTCCACAAACAACTACAAGAAAGCGGTTGTGCGCGGTCAATACTTGGACGAGGCACAGCCTCAATCCTTGAATGACAACGGCCAAAGCACCATCAAAAAGGCCGTGGACAAAGTCGTGGGCATGTCGCCCAACGCTGAGGAAGAAGAAATCAGCCTGCTTGAGTTCCAGTTGGATTACGACTTGGAAGGCTTTGAGCACAAGGATGAAGACGGTGAAGTCACCGGCATTGCGCTACCCTACATCATCACGTTGGACGAGAACACTGGCGATGTCGTCGGTATCCGCCGCAACTGGAAAGAGGGCGACAAGCTTTTCAAGCGCAAACAGTACTACGTCCACTACCGCTTGGTCCAAGGCCCGGGGGCCTATGGCCTCGGCTTCTTACAACTGGTTGGTGGCCTGTCCAAGACCGCCACTGCTGCGCTACAACAACTGCTGGATGCCGGTACGCTGGTAAACCTGCCAGCGGGCTTCAAGGCCAAAGGCGCACGGATCATGAACGATGACGTGCCAATCCAACCGGGTGAGTGGCGCGATATGGACGCAGGCGGCGTGGAGCTTCAGTCCTCCTTGCTTCCCCTGCCGTACAAAGAGCCCAGCCAAACGCTCATGGCGCTGCTTGGATTCTGTGTGGAAGCTGGCCAGCGCATGGCCAGCATCTCTGACATGCAGGTTGGCGACAGCAACCAAAACGCTGCGGTGGGAACGACGATTGCTCTGCTTGAAAAGGGCAGCTCGGTCATGTCGGCCATCCACAAGCGGTTGCACTACAGCCAAAAGCTGGAGTTCCAACTCTTGGCCAAAGGTTTTGCCGAGTACCTGCCGGATGAGTATCCGTACGATGTCCCCGGTGAGAGCCGCGTCATCAAGAAAAAGGACTTTGACGACCGCATCGACGTGCTGCCCGTCTCTGACCCCAACATCTTTTCCGTGGCCCAGCGCATCACCATGGCGCAGACCCAGCTACAACTGGCTCAGAGCGCCCCGCAGATGCACAACATGTACGAAGCCTACCGTCGCATGTACGAAGCGATTGGCGTGCGCGATATCGATCAGATTTTGAACAGCCAGAACGTGGACAAGCCCAAGGACCCGGCCAGCGAGAATGCGCAGGCGCTGGACGGCTCACCATTGAAGGCCTTTGCTGGCCAACAGCACGATGCCCACATCCTGACGCACATCTTGTTTGGCATGTCACCCATGATGCAAGGCATGCCAAACGTGGCGGTCAACTTGCAAAAGCACATTTTTGACCACATCCGTTTGAAAGCGGAAGAGGACACCGAAGTCGATCTGTTCCAGCAGTACGGCACCGATCCGGAAAAGATGGTGTCTGCCCTGCAACGCGAAGCAATGATCGCTACAAAGGTTGCCCAAGGCTTCCAAGAAGTCAAGCAATTGCAACAGCAATTGCAAGGCACCCCACCTGCTGATCCGCTGGTTGACCTGAAGAAACAGGAGTTGCAGCAGAATGCTCAGAGCGATCAGGCAAAAAATGCCATCGATCAGGCCAAATTGCAGCTTGATCAGCAGAAAGAACAGGCTGATCAACAAGAAGGTCAGGCCAAGTTGATGCTTGAAGTGCAGAAATTGCAGCATGGCCAACAAAAACACGCTTTAGACACGTCGTTTAATGCCCACAAGCACCATGTTGACACCAATTTTGGTGCCCACAAGCACCATGTTGACACCAATTTTGGTGCCCACAAGCATCACGTCGACACGATGCAAGCGGCGCAGAAGGACAACACGGACGCTTTGCTTCAAATGCAACAGCAACAGCAGCAACAAGGAGCCCAAAATGCGGAACAAGCCTAAAGTAATGTCAAAAATTGCACAAAAAACGCAAAAACGGGTCCCAAAAGCCCCGCCAAGTGGAAAAAACCCGCCCGGTGTGACGTACGTTTACCGAAAAGATGCTTTCAACAAGGTAAAGCTGGCGTAGTTTGTTGTATGATGTGAGTACACCCTTCGGACAGGGGCCATACTGTCTGCTTCATTGGAGTAATCCATGCTTGAATTTGCAGAAACCGTGTTATCTAGCGTTCGTCGCCTCCAGAGGGATACTCATGAGACGATTTTGGGCGGTGGAATACGGGATATGGAGCAGTATAAATTTTTGATGGGCCGTCTCGATGGGTATCGAAATGTTGAAGAGGCTGTAAAAGACCTTTTGAACAAAAATCCCAACCTTTGAGGACTGCACATGACAGAAGTTACTGCATTGGAACAAAAATGGGCACAGGAAGCGGAAGACGAAGCCGCTCAGGCGGCATCTAATGCCGTTGCGGACGCAGCAGCGTCCGTGATAGCCCGAAAAGAACACGATGATCAGGTAGAGAACATTCGGGAACACCTTCCCAAAGCCACAGGCTGGCGTTTGATTGTTTTGCCCTACCGTGGCGCACGCAAAACCAAGGGCGGCATTGAATTGTCGGACCAAACCCTTGAGCGCCAGCAACTTACAACCACATGTGCATACGTTTTGTCTGTGGGCCCTCTGGCCTACAGAGACGAAGTCAAATTCCCCACCGGCGCTTGGTGCAAGGAGGGGGATTGGATCATTTTTGGCCGTTACGCGGGTGCGCGTATGGCCATTGACGGCGGCGAAATTCGGATTCTGAACGATGACGAAATTCTGGCCACCATAAACGACCCAGAAGACATTCTGCACATGTGAGGTAAGAAATGGCCACAATAACACCGGATAGTCAGTTGGAGTTTGATCTAGGCAACGACGAAGTTGCCACAGACATCTCCATCAATGAGGAAGGCAACGCAGAGGTCCATGAAACCTCTTCGGCCAATGCGCAATCCAACCGTGAAGAGCTTGAGACAATTAGCGATAACGTCCAAAAGCGTATCTCTAAACTTACTGCTCGCATGCGAGAAGCCGAGCGCCGAGAGCAAGCTGCCATTGAGTACGCCAAGGGTTTGCAATACCAAACACAAGGGCTCCAACAAAAGCTTGTCCACACGGATTACAGCCGCCTGAGCGAAGCTAAGACACGTTTAGATACGCAACAGTCCACGCTTAAAGCCATCATCCGTAAAGCACGCGAAGAAGGCGACATTGATACAGAAACCGAGGCAAACCAGCGCTTAACGGACCTGACCATGGAGCAGCGCCAAGTTGCGGGATGGCTACAAAGCCAAGGCCAACAGGTACAGGCTTATCAACAGCAGCCTCAAAACTACCAGCAGCAAGTCCAGCAACAGCAGTACCAAGCTCCGGCACAGCCGCAACGTGCTGCTCCCAGTGCACAAGCTGAAGATTGGGCCGAGCGCAATCCTTGGTTTGGCCAAGACAAGATGCTGACCTATGCTGCATGGGGCATTCACGAAACATTGGTAAGTGAAGAGGGTGTTGACCCCAATTCAACAGAGTACTATACTGAATTAGATCGTAGACTCGTTGAAGAGTTTCCAAACAAATTTCAGAGAAGTAATTCTGCCCAACCAACCAGACAACAGCGCTCCGCACCCGCTGTTGCACCTGCCACCCGTAGTTCGGGGATCAATAACGTGCGCCGTACTGTTCGGCTTTCGCCGAGTCAGGTTGCCATTGCAAAGAAACTGGGTGTTCCGATTGAGGAATACGCCAAGTACGTCAAGGAGTGAACATGAGCGAAAAACTTACCATCGATAGAGCTTCCCGTGCGGTTTCAACCCGTGAAAAAGAAGAACGTCGCAAGCCATGGAAACCACCTTCACGCTTGGATACACCACCGCCTCCCGAAGGATATGGATACCGTTGGATTCGTGCAGAAATCAACGGTTTTCTCGATAAGCAAAACGTCTATAGCAGCTTGCGCGAAGGTTATGAACTCGTTCGACTGGAAGACGTGCCTGAGGAATATCGTGGCATGCTGCCTACCGTTGAGGATGGCAAACATGCTGGCGTAATTTCGGTTGGGGGCTTGCTCCTTGCCAAAATTCCCAACGAGACGGCTCAGGAGCGAAATGCTTACTTCCGACAAAAGGCCCGTGACCAGATGATGGCAGTGGATAACGAGATGTTGCGAGAAAACGCTCACTCTACAATGCGCATTGAGAACCCCGAGAGAAGTTCAAGGACGACTTTCGGACCCCGGGCGTAATCCCGGTATCCACAACCTTTTAGGAGCTTCAAATGGCAAATACAAATAAGCCTTTTGGTCTGCGTCCGCTTGGTAACTTGTCTGCTACTGGTGCACAGAAGCAATACGGCTATCAAATCGCGGATAACCA